CCTTCTTCAAGGCATCCCGGCGTTCTGCAAATTTACGTTCGAGCTTCTTCTGTTCTGCTACGCTGTAGACTCCATCCCAATCGACTGCGTTCTCGTCTTCTTCGATGAAGCGCTCAATAGCAGATGCCTTTAACTCCAAGGCCTTTGCGATTGATTCAAGCGAGGCGATCTTGTCTTTATGTTCAGCCGCTTCTACTTGTCGCTTCTTCGTGTAGCCAGCTTCGATATTTTTCGCCTTATCCTCCAAGCGTTTCAGCTCGGCAGGCGTAATTTCTCGATCACCAACGAGATATGCTTCGTTCTCGTCAATTTCTTCTGGCTGTTCGCCTTCACTGGCTGTTTCTTCCTCTTCGGTTTCCTCGGTAACTTCTGGTGACTCTGTTTCGAGTTCTTCTGCTACTTCGGCTTCTTCACTAAATTCCTGTTCAGGAGTGTTTAGCATTCATTCACCTTTTGAAAAATTGTTTGACTTTCTGAAACCCCTTCAAATCGTCTTCGGCAATAGTGCCATTATTGATTAAATCCGTCAATTTTCCGTCTAGCCACTCAATCGCCTGCATCTTGCGCCAAATTTCCGTTCTAACGTCATCTTCCCTAAAAGTGGTCTGCTGGAACTTCAACATCAGATCAGCGCGCATTTCCATAAAGCATTTATCCTTGAGCGCCTTTTCCTTCAGCGTGAAGGCTGTCCTGCCTTCCTCATACTCTTGAACTAGTCTCGCCTGTCTTTCTTCATCGTTCATGCTTACACCTTCGGCACTTGGTTGGTTATCTCTTTCCTGTACTGCATCTCAAGCTCGTTCAGCTTCGTCAGAATATTGGCGTTGAACTGGCGCTGTTCTTCTTGAAGTGTTCGATTGAACTGGTTCTGATCCTGTACCAGCTTGGCCATATCAATCTGTTTCTGCTGTGCTACGGATTGCTCTTTGATCTGTGTTTCCATCAGCTTAGCCTGCGCTCTAATCTGTTCAGCCTCGGCCAGCGGGTTCTTCTGTTCCAGTGCAGTCAATGCTTGGTCAAGTTGAGCCTGAAGCGTCTGAATAGCCTGTTGCGCCATCTCTTCAGGAACTTCAGGATTGTTGAAGTATGGCTTGGTATCCTTGAAGCCCAGCGTTCTCATGGCTTCGTTGAGCGTGTTATAGACCTTCGCCCAATCGGTAATAGGTGCGCCATTAGCCAGTAAATCACGTTGAATCTGGTAAATGGTCATGAGTGCAGATGCTTGTTCGTCGTCGCTACCTGATCCCAATCCGATCTCTGTGTCTACTTTGTGGTTATAACGCCACAAGGCAGGGTTGACGGTCAATGGCTTGCCAAGCACTTCAATTTCCATGCGTTCATTCTGGCAATGACTTACCAACCATGCCAAACCTTCGTACAGCTCACGCCAGCCTGTTTCTGCAAAGTTGCGGGCAATGAGTAGGATCTTCTCTTGTCCTTCATCCTGAACACCACTGAATCTAGTTGCTGTTTCGTCCTGCAACCCGTCAGAGTTAAGCCCCTGGCTGGCCATCAGCGTTCCGGTTCTCTGTGATCGCGCGAAGTCCATGTACTGAATAACGCCCAACACCTTATCAGCGACGAAAGGCGTTTCAAGCGCTGCTACGGCTGTTCGTGGATCGCCCTTAGTCCGGATGATGCCTCGATGTCGATTGGTTAGAACGTCGTCTACATTCGTTTCCTGAGCTGTATTGACCACCACCCGGCCAGTATTTACCTCATAGGTGTTATCCAATACGCCACGGAGAAGTGTCGATTTAACCTCTTGCGTCTTCGTCGTGACTTCAGCCAGTGACTTACCGATTGCCTTTCTAGGCATGATCACGGAGCTCAGGATGGCATAAGGCACGTGATTGAATGACTCGTTTTCAAATACCGTTCGGCTTGAATACACGATCTTCCGGCGCTCTGGAATACCGTCACGGTCATAGTCAATCTTCGGGTAACGATAACTAAGCACAATCAGATCATTGGCCGGGTCGTTAGTCGTCGTGGCGGTTTCGTAGTACGTGCCGCTGAATAGGTGTGTACTTCTTGGCAATGCTTCGACCAATTCAGGATCATAGCCCTTGGCAATCAGATCGCCACGTCTCACAACCTGATCATGTCCTACGATGTCCGCATCATCCTTATTGATGGCTGTACTTGAGATACGAAACGCATCAGGATCTACGGGAGACACAACATACTGCCGCTTATAGGTAGTTGTTCTCAGCTTTAAGCTAATGCCGTCCTCGTCGTTTTCCTGCTCTAGCACCTCGTAGTCAGTGTCTTTGTCAGCATCCAGATCCATTAATAGTTTGATGAATTCATCCTGGCTGATGCCTTCATATTCCCGTTCCAGAACTTCCTCATCCTCACAATATTCATACGTGAGAATAGACGCCTGTTTAATCAGCGCCTCTTTCATCCAGCCTGTGTAAAGACGATATGAGTCGTTCTGGTTGCGGATAATCCAGTTTATGTACTCTGTCTTTTCGTCGGCTTCGGCCTTGTCTGCTTTGTTCAACGAGTTGCGCGGCTTAAACTTATGGATCTGCTTGGCGCTCATAAACATGCGAACAATGGCCGGCTGTGGCGCTTCAACCACGTCATAAACGTCTGTTGAGATAACCTTCGACCGGCCTCTTTGCTCATTCCACGGCGCGCAGTTGTAAAAGTCCTCATTGTTATCGTTTATCGACTTCAAAAGCGTCGCATAGCCTTGAGCGTCGCTATCTGCTGACTCGATTAGATTTAACAGCTCGTCATCTGTCATTTTGTCGGCGCTCATACTCTGTATGCCTCGTATAAATCGGGTAATTCATCCCAAGATGCTGCCTTTTTAGGCTTATTCTCTGACATTGCCACGCAATCAGCCAGGTTAGGCGATGACACGCCCCGCGTCTTCATCTCAGCCTTGCTTTCAACTCTGATTTTTCCAGCCCCGTCGTACTTTCTTTGCGGTCTGGATAGCTCTGCCTTCATGTTTTCGAGTGTGCGACTGTCAATTTTTTGACTATCGAAGCTAATCATATCAGACGGGTTGGTATAAACGCCCTTTTCTATCGCGTTGTAGGTGTTCTCGCACTTAGTCCTTATCGCATACCAGTCCTGCGCCCTGCGATTAGCAAAGGCTTCCGCGTTTGTTCTTCCTAACAGTTCATTCCGTTGATCTGGGTCAACCTTCTCACCGCCGCCATGATAATCCACGCAAGGAATATTCCGGCATTTCAGGTCATCCTCAATCGCCAGCTTGATGATAGGCGCACCCATACCATCCGCATCATAGACAAACTGGTCTATCGTGCCTGATCGTTGTAATACGTCACGCACCACTGGCAATGCGTCCCGGATGTCCCCGATCTTAATCTCATTGGCCAGTGTGATCACGTTGCCATGCCTTACGATTAAGCCTCGCGCATCACCTACGTCAGCCGGGTCGAACACTACCGACTTCATGCCTGAAGGCTCCCAGCCTAACTTTCTGTGAGCATCCACGCACGCATTCACCCACTTGGCCGGAATGAATACATTTTCCTGTGATGCGTTGTAATCCCGGTCTATCTCCTGGGCGACGATGAGTTCATCGAGTTCAGACTTCTGCTTTTCGTACCATGCCTTATCCTTTCGTGGGTCGTCCTTCCAGTCCATGATAAAGACCGGCACTTTCCCGCTCATGCGCTTGCGATAGAAGGCGTTACCGTTGCCGTTAGGCGTTGATATGTCTATCTGGCAGTTGGTATTCTGGGATAGCGCCGCATCCTTTGCATCCTGTCTCTGGATGAATGCCGACTCATCGACGAAATAAACCGATTGCCGCCCGCCTCGCCCGATGTTGTCGCCAGCCTCACCCGTTATAGTCGCGCCGTTGTCCGGGTTGATGATTCGCATGAATGCTGAATGTTTGCCCTGATCGTACAGCTTCGGCCTGAACTCAGTCGGAAGGTTGTTTATAAAGAAGCGGATCTTCTCGAATATTGTCTTCGGGTCGCCGTTCTTATCGACCAACTCTTCCTTGCGTGAACCAAAGCCAACAGTGAAGCCATCGTGATAGCGCCACATTGCCACGGCATACGCACCACAAAGCCAAGTAGCGCCGAAGTCACGCGACTTTTCAACAAGCCCTGGCGTTCCATTCCTCCACCGCTCATGCATCCACTTGAGGAACTCTATCTGCTTTGGAAACAGCACAAACGGAATGCTTGCCGGCAGATGTCGCTCGATGTTTCGAGGGTCAAACGTCATGCCCCAGTCATTCACAAAGTCCCAAGGGTTGTTTTTGTAGTGAACATGACAGGCTGCGAGCAAGTTAGGATCAGCCCGCAATCTAGCTAGATGCGCCGCACGCTTGGCGTATATCTCTGAGTAGTTAGGATTCCGATAATCCATTGATTGCCTGCTGGTAGAGTCGTGCCGCTGTTTCTGCGTCCATCTCTGAAGTGATCACCGTCGCGTTGTGTTCTATTGGGCCGCCATTAGGACCTGAGACTTCTTTCTCTGTCCGATCACGCCATTGCGCCTTTTGCCGGTTCTTCAGCCAGAATATTGCTGCTGTTGTGTCTGGTGGATAGTGTTTAGTCGTTTGAACAACCATCTCCTCCCCGGCATTGTTGAAGATCTTATCTTCAGGGTGAGAGTAGCCAAGCGCCCGCCGATACAGTGAGTTTGCCACCTCAGCATCTGCTACCTGCTTCCCCCTTTTTATGGACTCCGAAAAAGACGGATGATTTTCTTTCCACAAATTGACAGTAGATACCGCTACATTGAAGAAGTCAGCAAGCTGTTCATCAGTTGCACCAAGCAGGCTTAGTTTGAACGCCTGTTCGTCGTGTTCTTCTTTGTACTTGCTGGGCCTGCCTTGTGGCATATCTCACCTTACGCCAATGTGAACAGAGATGCGCCGAAGTTAATCAACAGCGTTTCAGTATCTGCCAATGTTACACCTGACGCCCCGTAGTCATACCAGCATACGAGAGGATCATTTGCTACTGTGTCGTCATACACCACAATGTAGCGGAACGGCCCGACTGAGCCCCCCGAAGCTGTTAGCGTCAGATCATTGACCACCAGCGAATAGGTGCCGCTAGACTGCGAGCTTGATGCCGTGGTTAAGTTGCGGCTTGAGCAGTTGGTGTAACTGATCTGTGTGATATCAGTCAGAATGCTAT